ACGCTGAGTTGTCTGCTCAATCAAGTACGGCGTAAAGACCTCAGGAATGATTACGTCCGACCTTACGGTGGCCATAAAAATTTACCTAAAATTAGTTTTACGATGTGGGCATAACCCATTAGGCTCGGCATAACTCCGCCTTATGTTGATTATATTAGCGTTTCGCTTGATTGTTCAAGCGATCATATAAATCTTTGTCAGTTTTATAAAGCCTCATTTGCTCAGTCAAATTATAATTCTCAGGCAAAAATGGGTTCTTAGTACCAGCAGGAATTTCACCACCACTAGATCTACCAGCAGGAGCACCGCTACCTTGAGGCTTTGGTTGCTTTAAGATGTACTCAGGTAGTTTGCTCTTAGCCCAGTCAGAGACAGGAATCCTTTCGTAACCGTCAACAATAACAGGAGCACCGTTTTCAATTTCAATCTTATCTTTTGGAAGAAAATTATTTAACACCAAAGTTGGATCGTGGACTATTTCCGCCAAGGCTTGTACGGCGGGGGAAATAAGTTCCAGTTCTCTTGTTTTTGTTTCAAGCTCTTCAATTTTCTTTTTATCGGCTGCTGATTTCTCTCGATATTGTTGTTCGAGTGCTGTTTTAGCTTCTCCGTATTTTCCTTGCTGTTCAAGTTGGGATTGTTCAGCATTTTGTTTAAATTCTTTTAAAGCCTCGTAATCGTCAGGAACTTGCATAAGCTCCTTTTTTTGCATTTTGCCTATTAGTTCATAGTTTTTCTTTTTGAGACTTTCAATCTCTTGTTTTAGCTGTTGGCTTTCTTGATTCTCCATAGGAGCGTCAGTAGCCATAGGCTCCTGATTCTTTTCTTCGGACATAAAAACCCATAAGGTTGTGATTTACTGTAGCAACTACCTTTACAAACGTCACTAATCTTATTAAGATAGAGACAAACCACAGAAAGTCAATGGCAAAAGAAGTTAAAACATCTGATCCTGCAAGATTTGATGCTCCTACGGCATTTGCTGGAGAAGGGGCTGACATAGACACAAGTGATCTAAATAAAAAAGATGGCTCCATTGAGTACGCAGCTAGATTATGCGCCAAACTCGGTGTTCCTTTTTCTGTTCAGTCTTAAAGCTGTTCTAAAACGACTTCCCACGCCTCATGCCCTTTGGTTCCAATAGGCGTTACTTTCAAATCGACTAATCTGTAACGAATACCAGAAGGAATTAACACTTCATTTTCGTGTTGGTAATCATCAGCCAAGTTACGGATAGAAGCCCCATATTTGTTTTTATTAACCGTTGTAATCACATGAACGTTATCAAAGCTACGGGCATAACCAGTTTGCACATTTAGTTTTCCATTTTTTCTTACTAATCCTGCAAAGTCTTCCGCAATATCAAGATCAGCCGACCAGCTTTCTAAATTAACAGTTGATTTCCCTTTTGCTAGGTCGTCAATAAAATTATTAAAATCTTTTTTAGGGATTTTCATTCCTCTCATTATTTTGCCGTCATAGGTTGGCGCTCTGCTTACAAACTCCTCTAAATCGTTTGCTTGTTTTGTTAATGCTTCCAATGACTGTGGACTTAGATTTGCACCTCTTCTCGCTCGAGATTTAGTATAAGAAGAAAGATTTTTTGCTCCAGATTTTTGTAAGTTGTAACATTGAGCAGCCTGAGTTGAAGTTGCACCGCCTTTCCAATTCCCAATCTGATCGTCAAGTTTCTCCCACTCGGAAGACCATCCTTTAAGCTTTGTTTTGTCAAGCATTACGTTGTCGATTTTATAACCCATTTCTTTAATTCTTTTATTGCCTATATCCACCCATTCGTCCTTCACAAAATCTTCTCCGACATAAGCATAATCGTTGTTATATATTTTTTTAGTTGTTTTCTTTTTGAAATCAGATTTAAGATTTTTTAACTTTAATTCATTTGCTTTTGCTTCTTTTAAATATTGTTCATTAGATTTTATTTCTGCAAGTTTTGTTTCTAAAGCTTCAACTTTTGGTTTAGGTTTCGCTTTAACTGTTTTCTTGATGTCTTCAGGCTTACCGTATCTTTTCTGCAATTGAGTCAAGGAAACTTCAGTATTGTCTTCTCTAATTAATTTCTTTAACGCCTGATCTGGGCCATATTTATTGGCAAGACGATTAAAGTATTTTGCTTTGTTTGTTCCTAATGCAGCTATTTGTTCAGATCCAGCTTGGAACTTTGTATTTGGTTTCCTTTGGTCATATAACCATTTTCCATAAGTCGTATTAGCAGGAACAGGCCCATCGACACTAGCTCTCTTTCCAGCAGGAGGCGGAGTAAATCCCCATTTCTTGTAATTAATAACAGCTACAGTTGTAGACCTACAACCAAAATGCTGTGGAGGAACTGGCCCTTCGTTATATTTAAAGATCTGTCCATCCAAGTCCCTACACACAGGAGAAGTTCGAGAATCTAACGTTGCGACATAACGATATTCTTCGGTGACATCAGGATTAGCTTTATAAACCGCTTGACTCGCTGTATTTGTAACCTGATTAACAGTTGTTCTAACAATGGTCATCACTTGACCATTAGCACTTTTGGTTGCAGCTCCACCTTGAGCTAATAATTTGCTCAGACTCCCTTTCTGATCCTTTTGCAGATCTCCGACAAGATCCCTAACGATTTCAGCAGTAGTTTGCCCACCAAGTAAACCTGTTCTCACGACTTGATTTAATCTTTTAGCCTCTGCTTGAGCAATTCCTAAAAAAGATTTTCTAACAGTGTTTCCATTAGGCAAAGTTATTGTCTGACCTTCTTTGGCTGTTAACTTAAATGTTCCTTTTGGTGCTTTTGCTCCAGCCAAATCACTTCTCAAGACAGCCAGATTTAATGCTGTTGGATCTGTATTAACAACAGCCTTCGCAAATGACGGACTAATAGAAACAGAATTAACAGCATAACCAAGTTGGTTACTAATCTTTTCTGTCATTCCTCTAGGCATTGATTTCTTTAGCTGCTCCTCAATAAAACCCGCTTGAACCTTTGCAACGCCTTCAAGTTCTGTAATTAACTCGTCAACACTTCCACCCGCCCAAGTATTTAGGCTCTCTTTTGTTTGTTTGATTAACGCTCTTAATCTTGCTGCCTTATAAGCAGGTTGTTTACTTAAAGGTTGCTTCTCTATTTTCTCAAGTTGTTCAACAGCTTTTAATATTACGTTGTTATAAGAATTAACAAGTTTCTTAGAAACGCTATTGCTAAAACGATTTAGATCTATCGCATTACGATAAAACGCAGAAGGTATTCCATCTCCAACAGGAACAGTTGTTGCCATTTATTCAGCTTTATCGCTTTCGTCTTCTGGTTCTGCTGATTCTTCAGGCTCCTCTTCTTTTTCTTTCTCCAGAGGTTGATCCATCTCTATCAAGGAAGCCTGTTGCGTTGCCTCCAATTCTTCCTCTATGTCGAACTCATCGCCTAGAACTTCGCCTTCGTGGAGTTGCTTTAATAGAGTCTCTTGTGTAATTGTTCCAGCAGTATAAAGTTGCAACAAGCTACCGATTTCTTGAGGGTCTAACCTCTGAGCCAAGAAATCACGATTAACAAAACTGCTACCAGTTGCTCCGCTTCCTAAATACTGTGCATGGAATATTAAAGAGTTGTCTATCATGTCTTGCATTTGCTGTGCGACCACCTGCATCGTGCTATCGCCTTGTGATCTATCTATCCGCTTTGCTTCTGCTGTCTCTGCCGATAGTTTTTGCCCAAGGACTGCCGCTAATCCAAGCTCGTTAATCTGTTCTTCAATCTGTTTTAATCTGTCAAACTGTGCGTTGTAGCTAGTTCCTTTGCTCTCTATATATTCTGCTCGACCATCAGCAGGAAAAGCTATTGCTTCTCCAGGGCCAGCAGAAACTTCTTCAGACGTTTGAGGAAATCCAAAGAACGCAAGCATTGGAACTGCTGAAATGTGTAACTGATTGTCAAGGTCTGACTGCGTTTGATAAGCCTTAAGATTTAATTCCGCAATGTCTTCCATAGGTGGACGAGATTCCATCAAATTAACTCTGTTTGCATAAGCAACAGAAAAAGGAATTTCAGGTAATGTTGTAGATCCTTCGTCAAATAATTTAAACTCACCGTCATTATTACGGCGGTGAATCTCATACGCTCCAGGTGTTAATAATCGAACTTGTTCAACAATTTCCTCTCCATATTCTCCTTCAGGTTCTATTACCTTTTCCAAAAGTCTTAACTGCGTCAACTTCTGCTGTCCCTCAATTATTTCACTCCTACACCCAAGGATGTCTCTAGGTGTATATGTGACCCAATAAGGACGACCACTTGCATCTTTCGGTGCGTCAACAAGAACACCAATATGTCCATAGCGGATCATCTTTCTAGCAGTTTCGTATGTCCAGATATTTAGGTCGTTACCTTGTAGATCGACATCGAATAATTGCTCTCGAATAACATCGGGAACGTCATTTAATCTGACAGGCTTTCTTGTTAACATCCCGCCCAACATTCTCTCTAGTCGTTGGTAATAAGGAGGACAAACTGAACGAGCAAGTCTGTTGTCATAAGCATCGTCAAGTTCTCTAGGTTCTTGAGGCAAATATCTTCTGTGTTTCCTTCTCATCTCGTAAGATCCGCCCATCAAGTCCTCAATCAAGACCCAATGAGGCTCCATATTTTTCCACGCAGCATTTGGATCATTAACCTCTGCTGTTGCTCCAGCTATTTCACGTTTATAAAAGTTGTAACCGCTATACACGATGAGCCTCTTTGGTTATGTAAACAGTTTAGACAATAGTTTTAGTAAATCCTAATACCAGTGCCACGACCTGAGTTCATGTGTAATGGATTGAACTCTCGCCAAACGAGATAGCCTAATGCGTCATTCATATGGTCATAGCCAGCATCCTTGTCAGGCTCTCCTTTTTCGGTATAGGACTGAAGCTCTAAACATTCAATTACTTTTTCACATTTAGGAGAAATATGAAAACGAACAAGACCTTTACCATTCTCTAGCAACGCTTGAACTGCGGCCACCCGATCCCTGACATAAGGATTCGATGGGCCTGACATGTTTTGAATTTTGTACTGATCAAGAATTTGGATGTCGGTTTTTGCAGCGTTTGTAGCTCTTGCTCCGCCTGAAGCATCTGGATAACCATAAATGGTGTTATGTGGAAATCGTCTTCGGATTTCTCTTGCCAGTGAATCTGTGTCATGTTCTCCACTAATTTCGTCAAATATGTGTAGCTCTCCTTTTTGCACGACTCCAATAACTGCACTCATGTTGTCAATATTGAAGTCGATTCCTATCCGAATAATGTCACGAGAAAAGTCTGGAATCTCAGTAGTAACGTGTTTCTCTCGGTCAAAGCGGTCATAGACTTGGCCTGTTGTGAGGTTGCAGAACTCACCTTCTGTATAAGCCTTGACTAAACCAGCAGGATAGTTTTCAAGAAGTGCTTGTAAAAAGTCAGGAGGAAGAAAAGGATTATCAGCAGTCCGAGCTTTATATAAAGCCCGATCTTCTTTGTCGCCTTCCCGAACGAATAAATTATAAAAGGTTCCGAAACCTTCAGGTGTAGAAAAGAGTCCTAATTGCCTTCTTTGTCCTGCTCTAAGTCTTCCCAGAAATTTCTCGATTGCTCGCTGTGCAAGTTCAGGTTTCGTAGTGTCTATCTCGTCTGATCCGATAAATGACAGGTTTACACCGATAATCCTCTGCCAGTTTTCCATGCTCCGACAGAGAATTGTTACATTTCCTGAAGGAAGATCTAATTCATATTCGGGTAGCGGACTCGCTCGGTATGTGTACCGAACCCCATGAACGTCCCAAAATTCCTCCAAAGCACGTTGGCTAACATCACGGACCAAAGCACCAGTAGGGGCGAATAAAGCACCAACCGTATTGGGATTGTCCAAAGCGCAAAGGGTTGCCCATGCACACATTGTTCTCGTTTTACCTGCTCCATAACCTGCACAGAAACCGATTATTCGGTGGTTAAAATCTTCACATATAGGTTGCTGGTATTCAAGAAGCCCGTCAAGAATCCTTTGTTTAATGACATTAGTTGGGCCTAATGAATCTTTTTTTATTTCGTCTTGTCTGCGATGAAGTTCAAGACGAGCTAACGCTTGAATTTGCGCCTGAATTTCAGGTGTCGCTGCCCAAGACCTCTGAAGGAGATTCGCCATTAGCTACTCGTTGTAATTGGTCAGGAGTCATAACTCCAATCAGTCTCGTAATAGCTTGAGCCTGATCTTGTTGCACGACCTCGACCCGATCTGTGCGTCTGCCTCTAGTTTTTTCGTACCACATCATTGCACTTGTATCGCCGCCAATGGCTTTGTCATGCAATGCCTTCCCAACTGCTGCAAGACCTTTCGCTTTACCCCTCGATATCGCTGCAAAAACTTCTTCATTCTTCGACCATGTGCTATAGGTACGAGGCGAGATTTCAAGAATATGTGATATCTCTTTTTGCGACATTCCGATTGCTGATAAATTCTCGATTTGATTAATATCTCTCGCAGTAATTTCTAGCTTCGGACGGCCACCCGAAAACTCAGTATTTCTATGTTTTCCGATAGTTTCAGCCATCTTTTTCTTTAAGTTGGTCTAAACGTTCTGTTGCCAAATGGCAAAGCATTGCAAAGGCTATAGCTGAATTGTACGTTTTCAATTCTTTTTTGACACGTACAACAGTTTCAAAGAATTTATCAAAATCCTCATACTTAGCGACCAGTGTAGGAGATTTTCGTGCTTGCTCCTCAATAGATTTCATCCATTTTTGAACTTGTTTTAATTCGTGGGGGATAAAAGCAAGTGTAACTTCTGCATACTGAACACTGCCAATTCCTAAGCCAGAAACGTCAATCGGTTCTACGTCAAAATCGTCATCTGTTAAACCTGAATAAAGTTTTTCATCCAAAGATAGGCTTTCGTATAAGTTTAATAGAACACTTGGATCGTCTTGCCCGTTAATACTGTTATGGCTTAACTGAATTGCTCGAAGTCTTTCATCAGGTAACGGTGTTTTAATTTCGATGACGTTTGTATGAGAAATTCCTGCTTCTCTTGCCGCTTCGACTCTGTGATTCCCAGAAAGTATGACCAATTCACCCTGCGATTGTTCGTAAAAATCGGGATTCAATTCTGCATCAGGTCTATAGACAAGAGGATAAGAAGTTAATTCGCCATCACGTTTTAAATTATCAACTAAACGCCTTAGTTGATCGCCAGTCATATAACGAGCGTTTTTTGTTAAATGCTTTAGATCCGTTAAAGGTAAATAATTAACGGTTGTTTCTAGCTTTTCCGAGTCCACTGTATTTGTCGAACCATTGTCGGTAGATTTGGAAAGATTTTTGTTCTGTGATTTTAGCTCCGTACTGGAGGATGTTTTTACCATTGTCGATAGGATCTTCAGAAGGTTTGCGTGAATTAAGCTCGTAAATGCCTCGGTATTTCATACTTATAGGGTTAGGAGAACGAGCCGTTGTAACAATGTATTTAATAGGAGCTAATAGCTTTTGCTGTATTGGTTCTATTAATTCTTTTGACGTTGCCAACATTGCCAAGAATTTAGAAAGTTTATTTTCATTAGAGATCGTGACATCAGAAAGCAAGTAAATACATTCGCTAACGTGATAGACCTCCCCAGATGCAGCAGTAACGCCATATTTATTCAAAGCGTAAATAATGCCACCCGCCAGCATCCCATCAAGAAGAACAAGGTAATTAACAAGTCCAGCCGTATGAATAATGCCTTTAGCAAGATATACGTCTTTAATAAAATTCAGATGTTTAGCTTCAGCTTTTACAATTTCAACTCTTGACTTACGAGTAAGTTTTTGAGTGTTTACAGGCTTATACAGGAACGGTTCAGGCTTTGCAAACAGGTGTCTTACGCTAGACCTTGTTGTATTGCAGTACATATAATGAGGAACTTTTCGTCCTTGTATAAATTCGAGTGTTGGTTTTATATCTTCGAATTTCTGATCGGATAAAAGCATGTAATTGACACCAGTTTCGATACAACGCTCAAGTGCTATCCGAAAATGATCTGGTTTGTAATCACGAAAGTTAGGCTCAGGCCACGCAATATTTGAATTTATAAACTTGAATTGTGAGGCGTAATCTGACGTACCAAAGAAAGGAGGAAAAGATGCTATTCCATGTCCTTTTTCTATCGCTGTTTCCATGTGGTCACGCCAGTCTCCAGCAAAATAAGAATTAAGTTTTAATTTTTCTTTTTTCTGTTGAAGTTTATCTACGGCTCTTTGCTGAAAATCAGAAAAATTATCTTTTAAATATTGAAAATGAGCTTTGCAATAATTATTGTCTCGATGATAACGAGATAATTCCTGAGCAACTAAAACTGCTGCGACTGTGTATTCGTACGGTTTTTCTTCGATATATTGATTAATAAAATCAAGTCGAGAATGAAAATTTATAGCATAAGGTTGATCGGTGTAATACCAACCCAAAGGGCAGCTAAATAACGAAACGTCATTTGCATGAATTGGAATAGTAGGATACCGAGAACGTATAGCCTCTTCAATCTTTAAAGTGCCAGAACAGCCGACATAAACTTCTCCCCAGTCATCAAAAGGCACGACTCGAAGAAATTGCTCAATGCAGGTATTTGGGACAGTTCCGAAAAACGGCAAGTCGCACCCCGACAGAAATTGGAGCGGCGAGTAGGAATTGAACCTACAGAAGGACAGGGGTGCTGCCTCATCTCTCCAAGTAACCGCACAATTAGTATATCAATCTTAATAACATTGACAATACGGTTTATTCTTATTAAGATTAAAGAGTAAAAACCACAAGAGTTTACATGGGACAAATCGCTGACAGCCTCAAAGAAATCATTCAGACAATGAAAGATGGAGATGAGGTCTTTAGACAAGATCTAAAAAGGCTCGAATACGCAGCCGAGAAGTTAGCTGAAACATCAGAACGACTAACAGAAGCCACGACTGATTTAATTTCAGAAATAGAAGACGAACCTTCAGATGACGAAATGAAAGCAGCCTTCGGTACAAAATGGCACGACGGCCTTTAAATTCACCCGCCCCTTTCGAGGGGCTTTTTATTTTTCCTACATCCCCCCCCGCTATGGAATATTTTGAAAACACCGTTGCTAACAACGCTGGAATTGCTAAAAGAGCAATCGAAAGATTGCTTGAAGCAATAACAAATGGAGAACTTAAACGCTCAAGTCTTGACCGATCAAGCATGGGACAACTTGAAGAGGTTCTCGACACGCTTGCGCTCCTACATGCCAAGAATAACGATCCGCTAGAAGAAGAGCTAAAGCCAAAAGATTGGCAAGAAGCTGCAAATGCAGACGGATTCCTGTTTAATGACTACCACGAATATATCGAGTTAAGGTCAGAGCCATGACCTTAACAAATCACTATATTCTTATTGACAAATTACTATATTCTTATTAAGATTAAATTGTTCAACAAAAAACCACCATGAAGTTATTAACAAAAGCCCTCGAAAAGAAGCTTCCCGCCCTTCATTCTGCAACTAACAAGGCTTATGTAAAATGGTTCACACCTTGGACATATTGGACTTGGTACGTTATGGAATACGATCCAGAAACAGGTGATTGTTTCGGATACGTTGAAGGCCACGAAAAAGAGATGGGCTACTTCAACAAGAAAGAGATCGAAGAACTTAACGGGCCATTCGGTTTAAAAGTTGAAAGAGATCTTTCTTTTGAAACAACAGACTTCGAGGAATTAGTTAAATGAGATTCCTCCTATTTGCCGCCTTCGGGGCGGTTCTTTTTTGGGGAGTTAATTCTTCCCTTTCCGATATGACTAAGCACGATTGCGAAGTCAACAAAATCCAACTCGCCTGTGAATCTTTAAAATGAAATTATCTTTTTCCGACCTAGAAAATCTCTACGACTTAGTAAACGAAAAGTATTTAGATGTTAGACAAGGAGACTGGGAAGCAGTTAGAGAAGAAATTTCTGAGCTGCACCTGTTAATGCACAAGCTTTTGAAGCTGCAAGAAGGAGAAAAGAAATGGGACAAATCGTTTTATTTTGAACCCAGACCAACTGAAACTACTGCTGACCCCACTGGTAGATTTGATTTCTCAACTGCTGAGACAGCTAAAAAGTTAAAAGTAACAGATTCAGATTTGCGAGCATTACGCAATGCAAAAGAATTAAAAGAAGGATGGCATTACATAACAGGCAGAAGCCCAAGACCTACAGCTATTTGGTACGACCTCCAAAAAACTTGCAATCAGTTGCATGGAATCACTTGGAATGATTTCAACAGTCCGAATTTTGACTTAAAAGCACATACAGCAAGACGAACAGCACAAGCTTTTGAAGCTGCAAGAAGGAGCCAAAAGAAATGAAAAAAGAGACTATCACGATTCAAATCCTTGCTAACTACATGATTTCACAAGATGAGTATGGTTTCTGGCATATGAGCAAAGTTGATGATAAAGGTGTCAAAGAACTTTGTGAACAGGTTGGAATCTTCGAATTATTCGAAAAAATACATGAGGAACATCTTCTGAATCATCACGAATACTTTTCACAAAAAAGGATGCAAGAAGACGAAGAAGAATTTGGATTGTGCGATGAAAAAGGGAGGCCACTTTAAAATGACAACATCTCAAGAAATCACAATCCGATTAAAGATTCAAAAGCTTGAATATGTTTTAGATCTTCTTTGCCAAGAAGCAGATCGACCAATCACGGTTTTTCTGCCAGAAAAATATGAAGATCAGGTTTCCTATTTAAAGATGGAAATCCAAAAAACAGTGGAGATGCTTTAGCTAATCTTATTAAGAATATTACAAATTATATCAATAAGAATAATCTTATTGATATTAATCTCTAATCTTATTAAGATTAAAGTGTGAACAACAAGTTCACGCAAAAACCACACGGAGTTTTCCAAATGACAACGATCACAGCAAAGAACACCAAAGCTGAAATACTTGCCGAGGCTCTTCCACTGATCGACGATCAAGCAGACAAAATCCAAGCTTTAACCGAAAGATTGAATTTTGCTCTCATCACTTTAGGAATCACAGCCGCAACCGCCGCTCTTTTCTAAATCAAATAAGCCCCCGAAAGGGGGCATTTTTTTTTGCAAATTTCTCTAATCTTATTTATAATAAGAATATGAAAACCACAGAAGATTGGCCTTACGATTTCGTAATCGCCAAAAGCAATTACAGCAGCATCTCCAGTCAATACATTGGCGCAGTTAGCACAAGCCTCACCACAGCGAAATGGTTTGGATATATTCCTCAACTATCCGAGCTAAATCCTAGAGGGTTTAAAAACGATCCTGAGCCAGAATACAGGCCAAAATATGCCAAGCTTCTTTCAAAATTAGATCCGTTTGAAATAGTCAATAAGGCTAATAAAATGGTCTACGAAAAAGCGATCAGGCGAGGATATTCAGACGATCAAGCTTCAAAAGTTGTTCCTGTTTTGCTCTGTTGGTGCAAGCCTAGTGAATTTTGCCATAGGCATTTAGTTGCAGATTGGATCGAAAAAGAAACAGGAATGTTTATTCCAGAGGTTAGGCAAATGGGAAACAAACTAATGAAAGTCAAAAAGAAACAGCCCTGCGATCACAATCACACGCAGCAATCTCTTTTCTGAGATTGGGGCATTGACTCCTCAAAGAAGTTAGTGGTTTTTCTTCTTTGCTTGTTTGTTACCTCAAAGACAAAACAAGCGGACGGCCAGTCATGTAAGACCCCTGTTTATTACAGCCAGCTTAATCTTATTGACATTAAGGATTATTCTTATTAAGATTAAAGTGTTCAAACAAAAAGCCACAAATGACAACAGCCAAAACTCTTAGTCACGGCACTCCATTCAGAAAAAGGTATTTCACTGATTACGATCAAGAAATGCTAACCGCTCTATACAGAACAATCGGTTATTTGAACGAGCAAGGGACAGCAACTCCCGAGATTAAAAAAGCTCTTTGCAACGAGATCACCGAGATCGAGAAAAAAGCAAAAGCTGAAGCTGAAGCCCAATTAGCTGAAGAAGCTGAAGAAGCCGAAGACACCGATTGGATGGATTTCAACAGCACAATGAGTCCTTGCCACTACTAGGCAGGACTCTTTTTTTATTCCTTCGCAAAAACCACAATGAAAAAACTAAGCCAAGAGACAAGAGCCAAGATTCTAAAAAGATGTGAAATCTCAATCTTTTTAGGTGATGCCTGTGTCGGGTATGAGTATTTAAAACTTGACGATGAAAGTCTTTTAAACAGCTACGGATGGCTTCTCGAAAACTGGGATGACAGCCTTGATTTAATTCCCCTTTGCCATTAACCACAATGTCCGATTATTACGAAACCACTCTCAATCGCCACCTAGAGCAACTTGATTTACAAGCTAGGTTGGAGAAACACAACGAAGACAATCCTAGTTACTACTGGCATATCGTCACCGAAAAAGATTGGGACGACTACGCTTATTCAGAAGAAGAAGCAAAAGAATTATGCAATGAGGCAATCAGACACGGCCTCAAATATTCCTGCACAAAACACGTTGAAGAAGAATCTTACGTATGAAAGAACAATTGACAGAACGAGAATCCCAAGTTCTCGGACGCACTGTTTCAAAACTAATAGAGGATGCTCATGTCAGTAAAGACAAGTTTGCTCTATTAAAAAGCTATAAAAATCTGCTTCAAATCGCTATTACAGAAATAGAAAAATGAACCCAACAAATCCAGCTTATCCAGTCCCCACCGAAATGAGATGGGAAGTGCATTATGGAGATTGCATTATGTATGGAGAAACAATGGACGAAGTTCTCTCCAGAGCCAGAAAGCAAATTAAAAAAAGAGAAAAAGAAGGCTTGTGGTGGGAACTTAAACAGTCATGGAGAGTCCACAGGACAAAACCTTTTCCGAAAGTTTTAATCGTTGGATCAGAGCATAAGGCTAAAACTTATTTCGAAAGACCTGCGGACAAATGGGTTAGGAAATTTAGTCAGGATTATCTTGAGCCAAAAGCTCGTTTAATTTGGACTGATTCTTCAGGGACTCGCTCTGTCTTCTGGTACACAGAATCAAGCAAGCACACGCCCGATTACGAAAAAGATTCAATGGACTTACCCGCCGAGGTATTTCTAAAAATAGGCGGTTATTTAGATGTCAATAATGTTCCTATTCATTTACTTCTAAGACGAGAAGATCCAGGGCAAGGCATTTTCCTAAAGGAAGATTCTCCAGAAAATGCGTTTAGTTATCGAGAAGATAAGAAATTAGATCCAAGGACAAAAGAGGAATTAGACTATTTGCAAGATATAGAAGATGCCGAAAATGAAGACAAGTGAAAAGATCGAATACGCAAAGAAAAGGATTGAGGAGTTAAAACTCCTCATTTCTTATTGGGAAAAAGAAGAACAAAGTAAATCATTAGAAGGGCTAAAGTTGACAGAAAAGGACTATCAATTGTTGACTGAGATTACGAAAGAGGAGTATTTATATTATTACAATTGTGTTAAACGCAATTAATCTTATTGACAATATTAGATATTCTTATTAAGATTAAAGAGTAGTCAACAAAAACCACAAATGACTCAAGAGTTTAATCAGGCCGAACTTGAAACTTTAGAAGCAGTTCTTTCGGATTCATTGATCGCAATCGAAAGTCAAACTCAAGGCTTAGACCCTGAGTCACAAGAGTTTAAAAACTTCGTAGATCAGCATCAAGAAATCAACGACCTTTTATCAAAAGTCGAAATTGCTTTAGAGGATTAATTCAATGCCACTTAAACCTTACAAACAAAATCAGTTACTAGCGGACATGGCGGCTGACATTCAATTAGCCGACCACGCTTACCAGTTAGCAATCGCAACTGGTGATCTTGCAAGAATCAAACAAGCAAAAAGATTTTTATCCGATTGCGAAGATGATTACCACCAAGAAAAAAGAAAATGGTTCAAAAAAACCTACAAGCACCGCTAACAAAAAGACCCGAAAGGTAGAAGCCTCTCGGGTTTTTTCTTATATTATTAAGATTATTAAAGGATTTTAAAATGCCCAACAGATCAAAAGGTAGCGACTTGTGGAGCGAGATCCTTCAAGTCAGTGTTACGCCAAAAGTAAAAAATCAAATCGTTCAAATCGCTCACGAAACGAGTACAAGTCAAAGCACCGTTGTTCGTGGTCTTCTGGATCAAGCTCTTAATTCGGATTAATTAATAAAAATATCAATCCGCTCTTGCGCCCTAACACTAGATATGGCAAGATTAAACAGTAAACAACCACTAATCCACCATTAATAGTGTTTTAAATGACCAGACAAAACACACCAATCTACAAGTCATTGCTCCAAGAGTGTAGAGACAGAAAACCCGAATGGACTTCTACCACTTCCTTTGTCAATGAAATGCTCGCTAGAGGACTTGCAACCCTTGACACAAGTGTTACCCTTAAAGTACCGAACGAAAGAGAGAGAGAAACAAAAAAAAGTGAAGGTACTTTATCTAATACAAATAGAGTATCTAATAGTATAAATAAAGAAAAAGAAAATTTTAAAAAAACGAGGTTTAAATTTAGTAAGGATTTAATTCCTTTTGAACTTCAATCTTTGTCAACCTTGGTTGAAGATTTTTGGTACAGCAAGAAAGGAAAAAAAACAGAAGCAGCTTTTGATCTTCTTATGAGTGAGAAAGGTCTTTTAGGGATTAAGAAGGAATACGGTGAAGACGCTACAAAAGATCAATTGACTCTCGCTATCGCTAACGAATGGCAAAGTATCACCAAAAAGAATTACGAAACTTTTTCTAAAACGAAAACACCTTCTTGGAATCCTGAACCAACGACAGGACATCCCGCTCAAAGAGTGTTTACAGCCTCTAGGGGGTTTGAATAAATGGAACCCTTATATAACAAAGCTTCGATAATAAAACTGCTTAAAAGGGGTCTTACCTCCCCAAATCCATCGAATCCAGACAAACCTCTATGGACTCTTAATGATTTAGATAAACCAAGTCCGAACGCTCAAAAATGTATTGACGACGCTAATTCAAACCTTGCTATTTTCCCTCGAGGGTATCAAGGTATTCGGTTTAAGAATCTTGCAAGAGAAACCACGCCACCCTCTGAAACGGTTGAAATAATCGACCCGAAGGATTTAGCAACATGAGTAAAGCAGGTTTTGGACTTAACAGCAAAGAAAGACTTAACAGCTTTCGTGATTACAACAAGCCAAAAAAAAGAGCTAAACCTAAAGCTTCTAAAAAACGATTACCTAAAACCACCAAAGGATTTAAAAAATGACCTTCTATAACACCATTGATGAAACAGCCGAAGAACTTGCAGAGTCTCAAGCAAAAGCTCAAACTCAAGGTGAAAAGATTCTTGACTGTTTTTATTCTTGTGACGAGCCTCTTAGCCCGTCAATGGTACTTGCTCGATCAGGACTCAATTGCCCAATTACGTCAATCAGACGGGCTATGACAAATTTATCTAATGAAGGCCAACTTGAAAAAACAAATGATTATGTTAAAGGAATCTATGGGAAAAGAGAACACCTCTGGACCTTACCAACAGTTAGGGAACAATCCGAGTCTTACACGCAACCCAGCTTGGGGATCACTTAAGCTTGAACCTCTTCCCATATATCGTGATGAAGCACGTCATCAGTATTGTTGGGAACCGACAGGAGAATGGCTTGCCTATTCGACAACTCGAGTAACAGGTTCCGATAAAACGCCAGAACAGATGGCAAATATTGAACGCTATCGTCATATATGGGAACCTCGGGGCGTTCATGTTCATTATTGTCTTGAACAATTTCTACTAGGTGATGCACAACCCAATCCAAAAGAATATAAAGATTGGGTAGATCCACTTTTGTCAGATCCATTTTGGGAAAACTTTGAAACGTGGGCCGTTGAATATATGATTGCCGATTTAGATAAATCAGTAGGAGGACAATTTGACGTTTTAGGTTACGACCATAACGAAGGTAAACTGCTTTTAATTGATCTTAAAACCCAAAGCAAATCAAACAAAAAAATTTATAACACTGACGCACAGCTTGGAAGTTATGTTGAAGCTTTAGCTAATCACAATAAGATTGTGGTTGATGCTTGTAAAACTATTTGGTCAAGACCAAATAAGTGCATTATTGGAGAGGATCAAGATCCATTAACCTGTCGTTTAGCTTGGCACAATTCATGGGAGCAGTTCAACTCGAAACGAGAGAGTTTTTGACTCCGATCATTATTAGAGTTATCGGGATTCCAGGCGCACAGGGATCGAAACGATTAACTCGTTACGGATCTCTTATTGAGTCATCTAAAAAGGTGCAACCTTGGCGACAAGATATCCGACACGCTTCCTTGGAAGCTTATCAATTTGAACCAATAGAAATAGCTTGTCATGTTGAAATAGATTTTCTTTTTCCACGTCCTAAATCACATTTTGGAACAGGAAAAAACAAGGATAGAATAAAAAATTCCGCCCCTCATTTTTTGACCAGTCATGCAGTAGGAGATATTGATAAATTATGCCGAAGCACACTTGATGGACTCGCTGTAACAACTGGAGGAATAGTTCTAAAAGATGATAGTTTTGTAGTGTCTTTGACTGCGGTAAAAAAATACGTTGAAAGAAACGAATATCCAGGCGCAATCATTCACATATTGCCATACTCATTGACTTTTTAATTTATTCTTATTAATATTAAAAAGTACACAAATGGGACAAAAAAAACCACATGCCCTCGCCAACGCAAACAGCTAAAAAAGTCTTGCTTTATGAGACATTAGCTGAAGCATTAGTTCAGTTCCAGAAGGAACATCACGCCGCAGGAAAAGATGGAAAAGCCAATTATGGTTTTTATACAACTCTTGCAGGTGGATTAAATGCAGTTCAACCAGCAACTCATTTAGGTCTTTGCCATACGCAAACATTTGATGCAATGGTCTTACCTGAATCAGGAAAAGTTGTAACTATCTTGGTTACGACTCTTAAGCATGTTTCAGGAGAGGAAATAGTTAGCAAACTTCCTTTGCCTGATCTTGTTCCTAATAGAGGAAATATCATGCAAGCTTTAGGATCAGCTACTACTTATGCAAGACGTTATGGACTCTTAGCAATCTATGGATTAGCAGGAGATGATGATGACGCAGAAGGTTCAGCACCTAAAGAAAAGGTCGAACAAAGAAAAGGAATTGCTAGAACTCCGACTCAGCCAAGACAAGTGTCAACTCCACCTCCGACGGGTGCGCCTGACTTTATAGCTCCAGCGTTTAAATCTCAAATCGAAAAGGATTTAAGAGGTTTAACTTCTGACCAATTAAAAACGGTCTTAACTGATTTCAAAAAGGAGTTTAAAATTTCAGCTAAAGAAATCTCACCAAATCACATTACGACAAAAGCACATGGCGATTATTTAGCCAAAATGGTTAAAGCAAAAACCGCCGCCTAATGTCTCCAGATCAAGCAACCAAATCAGGTTTATTAATTATCCACCAACTCAAAAAAAGGACTCAATCAAATGCCAAGCAATTTCGACTTCAATCCTGCTCTCAAAAATCCAATCAAGTGGACAGTTTCAGAAAACAACTACGACGAGTCAGGTAAAAATCCTAGACAGCTTTCTTTAGCTATTCCCATTGATTCAATACCTGATTTTATCAACTACTTAATGGCTCTTGAAGGCGACACTTCAAAACATAAAGCAGGAAAGGTTTGGGATTTTTCAAATAACGAAGAGAAAGAAGTTGATGTTGTTTGGATTAATGCAAAAGGGAAAGCTGGACAGTATGGAGACTTTGGAAACATTAATCCTCAAAAGATTGAACCTTCACAGTCCTCCGAGGAATTACCTTTCTAAGTAATTTCGTAAAGCAAGATTTTTCTTGATCCATCTGAATAACAACTAATTGAGCTTCTAGCTCACCAATGCGGCCAAGGCAGTTCTTTATGACCTGATCCTTGGCCCAATTTTCTTTATAGAGACTTGCACAAAACCAACGAACTTCTTTTAAGTTTTCAGTGTTTAATATTTCTCGAGTTTCTAATTCCAATCGAAGCTCTGACTCGGTAGTGTGTTTTACCACCAACCAATTTAGCAACGGGTTTTGATAATCAGTCATAAGACTTCAGTGGTGTCCTGATAAAAAAGCCGCAAAGGTTTTAATTCCTTTACGGCTAACCCCTAACTCGTTGTGCTTTGCTACGGAATAGGTCGCCTCGCCAAACGACCTGTCTTAAAAATAGCGAGACAAAATAAAAGAGCAAGTAGCTTGAGCTAATATTATTGATATAATAAAAAGCAAAGAACCCCTACACATGGCGGCAGCGAAAAAACTTAGTCCATTAGATCAACTTAAAAGAGCAGCTAATTTAGTTGCTATTAAAAAAGAAGTTACCCTTTCAGATGGCTCTATCTTTGAATTTTGGGCGACTCCTTTAACCTTTGCAGAAAGAGAATCAGCATTGAAAGGTTCAGGTGATGATACCAATGCTTTTGCTATGAAATTATTTGTAGCCAAAGCAATGTTTGAAGATGGCAGGAGAATGTTTGCGTCTGGTCAGATTCCAGAATTAAAAAATGAGGTTAAAGCTTCTGATCTTGACTTGTTAATGAAAGCCTTAATTGATATAGCAGAGAAAGAAGGAGAAGGAATCGACCCAAAGGGATAAAGGACTTGCTTAAAAAAGATGATCTTTTAAGATTACGTTTAAGCGTTGCGAAAGAGTTAGGTTATACCTTGCTTGAATTAAATCAAAAAATAACGCTTTCAGAATTGTTTTTATGGTCAGGTTATTTTGAGCTTTTAAACGAAAAGCAGGAAAAGGATATGAGGAGGGCAAAGTACCGCTAAGATCTAAACATACTAGGAAGCCAGAATGTGACTGCTTTAATTTCAACAGTTGGGATAAAATTTAATGATTTTGGGACACCAGCTAAGTTAAAGAAAACGGCTGCGGCAGCAAAACAAACTGAAAAATCTTTTGATCAGTTAGCAGGAAAAGCAGCAGTAGGAAGTCAAAAATTAGGTTTATTTGGAAAAGCAGCATTAGGAGTTGGAGCAAGCTCAAGCATTGGAGCTGTTGGGGTAAAAGCTTTAGGTACTGCAATCAAAAGCACTTTTGCTCCTTTACTTGCTTTAAGTGGTGCTGTTGCGGGACTAGGAACGGCTTTTGGGACATTAAAAGAAGTTGAGTTTGCTGCTGCAAAAGTTAAAACACTAGGAACAGATTCCAGTGCTTTAAGAAAAGAATTACAAATACTGTCTCTTGAGTTAAATCAACAAGTCAGTACTGCTGAATTAATGTCGGGTGCTTATGATGTTGCGTCTGCTGGTTTCACTAAAGCTTCTGATGCTGCCAAGGTTTTAAAAGCTGCAAGCTTAGGAGCAACAGGTGGTTTTAGTGATTTGAATACTGTTGGAAATGCAACAACAAGTGTTTTAAATGCTTACGGCAAATCTGCCGATAAAGCAATGGGTGTTGTCGATCAATTTATCCAGACTCAAAACGATGGAAAAATAATTGTTGCTGAGTATGCACAAAATATAGGTAAGGTTGCTTCTGTTGCTGCAACAATGAAAGTACCTTTAAAAGAAGTTAATGCTGCAATTGCTTTAACAACAGCAGCAGGTGTCAAGGCTGAAGTTGCCTTTACTGGTATGAAGACATCCTTGTTAAGACTTGGCGGAGAAGCAGGAGGAAAGAAACTGGAAAAATTAGGAATAAATATTAGTGCTGCGACAATAGAGGCAGAAGGACTTTTGGCTAACCTTAAAAAGTTAGAAGGATTAGACATAACAGCCTTAGAATCAATTTTCGGACAAGAATCTATTCAAGTAATGGCTCCGATTTTGAAAAATTTAGAAAAATATGAACAACTAATTAAAAATCAAGAAAATTCAGCAGGTGCCGCAGCAGAGGCACAAGCAACAGCAGCCAATACAATTCAGGGTGCTTGGACTCGTGTTGTTAATGCTTTTCAAAATCTTTTTGCAGATCAAAATGAATTAGGTGTTGCAATAAAAATTACATTACAAGGAATTTCAGCCGCTATTGATGTGGTTGGAGCTGCTTTCAAAATGCTAATAGCTCCAATACGACTTGTTTTAAAATTTATTCAAGGAGTTGCAGACGCTATTGCAAAAGCATTTGGGTTGGATACAAGTAATTTGCTTCAGAAATTTACAGACGGATGGAATCAAGCTTTCGCTGATCTTACTGCTGATGTAGAAAAAGCTTCAGAGGCAGCTTATAAATGGGGTAATAGTGTTGTAGATGCATGGCAAGACACGATGGAAAGAATAAAACTTATGTGGCAAAATTTAATTCCTAACATTCACAACGCAACACCTCAATGGCTTAGATGGTTGCTAGATATGTCAAAAGAAGATATGCCAATTAAAACATTAAAGGTAAGAATAAAAACAGTAGGAGATGTTCCAGGAGAAGACACTGGCTCTTCAGGGTCAGGGTCAGGATCAGGGTCAGGTCCAAAGGGAAAACCACCAGTAAAAGATGCAAAAGAATATGCAACCGTGCTTGGTGTTATTAAGGATAAATGGGGAGAAATTACAGATATTGTTGCTGGTGGATTAACTAATGCAGTAATGGGATTAATAGATGGAACGAAATCATTAGGAGAATCACTTGCTGGTATTGCTAAATCATTAGCAAGTATGTTTTTACAAGCTGGTTTTAAATCACTGATTGGAGGCATTTTCCCAACAGCAGAAGGAGGTATTCATAAAGGTGGATTTAAAGCTTTTGCAAATGGCGGTGTTGCAACAGGTCCAACACTTGGACTTGTGGGCGAAGCGGGTGAAGATGAGTATGTAATTCCTTCCTCTAAGATGCAAGGGGCAATGGAGCGTTACTCAGCAGGTGCTAGAGGTCAAGGAGTCATCCCTGGTGGTGGAACGGTTGCTTCTGGTAGTGGTGTTAGTAGTACTCCTACTGTTGTTAATTACACAGGTCCAGTCTTATCGTTTAACTCTGAAGCTTATGTTCCTAAATCTGCTATTCCTGAAATTATTAATAGTGCTGCAAGACGAGGTGCTCAGGAAGGTCAATCAAAGGTAATGAGTCAACTTAAAAACTCTCGTAGTCAACGTTCCAGAATAGGTTTATGACAATTACAACACTTGTGACATTTATTCGCTTAACAAATGCGAATGGGGAAGTAGAAGATGGATTTCTTTATCAGAACGGACAACGTAATGATACATCTAAGGCTCTAATAACTGATTCAAGAGATATTGATACTGTTGATTATGTTAAAGATGATAAAAATGCTATTTCATATTTATCGAATAATGCAAAAGCAGCAGGACTTTCAGCAGAAAAATATTATTATCTCCCTTTTATTTATCAAGGTGCTAGTAAAAATAGAAATGGAGACAACCTAGAGGCTGGATTGATTTTTGCTAATAATATTTTGACGATGAACAGAGCCAGAGAAGTTGTAACAAAGAAATGGCATGTAGAAGTTAGTGTTTGCACAATGCACGCTTTTACTTATGATTTGATTCCAGACAGAACATTAACAAGTGATATATGGTTAGCATCTTCTTTATCTTATGACAGTGAAGTGATTGAAGTTTTATTATCTTCTGCTATTGATGCTGTTGGATCTAATGCCCCAAATCGTGTTTTAACCAGTGCTGTTGTTGGTGCGTTACCAACAAGTAGTCAAATACAAAATATATGAATCCTATTTATTTAATAGGGATGCCATATCGTTTAGGTGCTGACCCTGAGAAGCATCGTGCGGCTGATTGTGTTTCTTTATCAAGAACAGTTTTGAAACACTATGGAATTAAAAGTCAACAAGCTACTAGAAATTGGTATAGACGTTTAAAGAAAAAAGATTATTCAATTTTCAAAGAACAGTTAGAGATATGGGGAATAAGAGCTAAAAGCCCTAAGATAGGAACTGTCGGACTCTGTGTCGCTACTGAAGGATATGGACTTGCTGTTTATTTTGAGGAAGGATGGCTGAACATATCAGAAGGGTCGGAGGTAAAATGGACTCCCTTAGGGGTCTTAGCAGTTCAAGAGCTTTATTCCCCGAAGAAGTCGAACTATGTAACCTCTTAGGTTTAACAGAAAAAGAGTATTGGTTTTTTGTAGACAAAACAACAAGTTATAACGGTAAAAGATCAGAATTTTATGATTTAGTTCCTGATATTCAAGCTGGTCCATTACCTGCTTGGGCTATTCAATTAATTGTTGGTGTTGCTTTAACGGTTATATCTTATTTGATGACCCCAAAGCCAAAGCAACCAAAAACTCCTCCTTCATTAAAGACAGCAGATCAAGCGGGTGTTAGACGATTTGCTCCTCAAGCAGGGTTTGGTTCGGCTCAGGAATTAGCAAAGTTAGGTGAAACAATACCTCTTGTTTTTACTAGAAGAGAAAACGGGCATGGTGGCATAAGAGTTAATACAAAATTGATTTGGTCACAGATGTTGAGTAAATGGTCAGGGCAACAATTAAAAGGTTTATTTTTAATCTCTAACGGAGAGATAGAAAAAGAACCAGAGTTTGCTGGTTACGCCATCGGTGAAACAACATTAGCTAACTATTCAAATTCAAAAATAGCTTTATATAGCAAGTTAGAAGGAGGACGTATTAAGGAGTCAGATAGATATGACGAAGGAACATTAGAGGGACAAGGTATCGAAGATGTTTTTTCTGTTATTTGGACAACAAAAACATGGAAGCCAAATGTAATGTGTGGGACAAGATCTCCAAACACCCAAGGACAATTTGGTGCGTTTTCTCCAATGGCTAATTCCATGAGATTCATGGTTCCTTATGAATTAGTACTAAAGGGTAAAGATCTTTCAAACGAGAACAAGCAAGATATAGACAAAAAAAGAAACAAAATTCAAACAGCTTTTCCTCGTTATGCAGCTATAACAGGACGAACAGGACAAAGTGTAGGTAGTCAAATTACTTATACAATTTCCTCTGAAAATCCTGCTAAACAAACTCATTTTGATGATGAATTTGATCCTTGGGGAATGGAAGACGTTAAATCCTCTATTGATGCTGATCGTATTAATGCAGACAATAATTTAGCAATAGGAGATTCCTATTTAATTGGTTCCGCTCTTGCCTTTTGTGAAAACGTTACTTATACACAAGAAGCAAAAGTATGGGTTCCAGACACAGAAAGTACAGTTACAGCAACATTTAAAATTACAGATCAAGGAACTATAGATTCAGCAAAAAATGTAAATCAGGCTCATCATCCTTACGAATTAACTGTTATTCAAAGGGCAGCCATTGGTACGATTTCTAACAATATTAATTGTGATGTTACTGAAATAGGTATTAAATCAACTGTATGGAGACAGATTACAGGTTTTGCTAATGTTAATAGTCACCCAGGGCATATTACTTATGGTGAAGCAGGTACAGTCAAAAGGTATGAAGATGATAATGGTAGTATTCAATTAGGACAGTTATCTAAGTATGTAAAACGATATAGTTTTTTTCATTTAGAAGCACGTATTGCAGGACAAACCCCTCCAGCTAGTTGGATTAATATTGATGACGGAGTACCTTTTGCTGTAAGAGGAACGGCTCCTCAACCGCAATATAATTTTGTAAGAATTGTCCATAGTCGAGCTAATCAATATGAATTTAGATTTGTACCTTATCCAGGTAATTTAGTACAACGAAACTTACAGAATAATGCTTTAATGATAATCAGATTATTTCAAAAAGATATAGTAAGTGAGGTTGCAGGTCAGGGAACAGGATTTACTGTTTACTACTCAGGAAAATTACAAAATTTAACAGGTAATCAGGCTAGTAATCCTGAATGGTATTTAGGAGAATTGCCTGATGTAACAAGTGAAAATTCAATTGTTATGAGTTTTATTGAAGATCATAAAGGAGATATTCCAGTTACTACAGGATGGCAATTAGTTGGAGAGAAAAATTATAGCGATGATTACAATGATGGAGTTTCATCTGGTGCTTACTTTGTCAGACCTTATTCAAAAAGATTCGCAAACAATGGGTATTATATAAATCTTCATGTTTATTACGGTGACGAAAAGATTGGTGTAATAGTAAAACATTACAGAGGTTCAGTAAACAACAAATGGGATAGCGATAATTTATGGCCTAGAAATATAACTGAGATTCTTGGTAATGAAACTTGGTCTATAGAAAAAGATGGTTATCAATATAGAACTGGAGAAATTAATTCAGGTAGTACAGAATTTTCGTCAAATTCAAGGGACCAAAAGTTTTCTGTTAGAAAATATCAATGGGATGGTGTAACTGGTGCGTTCACTCAAACAGACAATGTTGCAACGACAGTTGTTTCTGGAGTTGACCTTGCAAATAGAAGTCCTAGCGGATTAACTCTTACGGTTAACGTATATAACAACAATCCTTATTCTGTTTCTTGGCAAATAAAAACAGGAGGATCAGGATACGCATCAGGTGATGTTGTTAGATTTACTATTCCTAATAAAGGATCAGCAACAATAGATACGGTAGTTTTAACAGATAGTGGATCATTAGTTACTGATGCTCCTTGGCCTGAAGGTAGGAACTTAAATCCTTATGATGCTATTGCTGATTTTGTTAGATATGACGCAGAGCGTTCCAGTCATTTAGATGGTCCTGAACACGAGATTGCATACTGTAATGAGCATGTATTAAAAAGTGATATTAATTACGATAGTTTGGCCTGTGTGGGATTAAGGCTCAACAGTTCAAAGGAATGGACTTCTTTTGCTCAATTATCTGCTTATGTTAAAAGAGGAATCGAAGTTGAACGTTTGATTGATGGTGGAACGGGAGCAACAAACTTATTTCCTGAAATTGCTTATGCCTTGTTAACTGATTCAGAAATCGGTGCAGGTGAACTAATTGGGGAATTATCTGTTGATAAAGAACGAATGAAAACTGCCGCACAGTTTTGTAGAGCAAATGGATTCTTTTGGGATGGTGTTATTACTGAAAGCCAAAATTTAAGAGAGTTTATTTTTCAACAAGCTAGTTTTTGTTTATTAGATTTTACGATTTTAGCGGGTAAATTTTCTTTGATTCCTGCTGTTCCTTATCACGCAACAGATTATACAATTGATTATTCTGCCAAACCACCAATAAAAGCACTGTTTACTGATGGCAATATTAAAGATTTAAAGGTTACTTTTCTAAGTCCAGAAGAACGTCAAATTTTCCAAGGTCGAGCTATGTATCGCCATGAAACAGATAATGGTTTTCCAGAAACAAAAGTAGTTGAGAAAGGTTTAGCAATAGGTAGTATTGATGATCCTATCGAAACATTCGATTTATCTAATTTTTGTACGACAGATAGTCATGCTGAAAAGTTTTTGAAATATGCTTTAAAAGTTAGAGAATTAGTTGATCATGGTATTAAATTCACAACAACTCCACAAGCAGCAATGGCTTTAGCTCCTGGGGAATATTTTAGATTATTTTCTGAGTCAACACATACCAGTCGATTTGAAAATGGTTCAATTTCTCCTGATGGAACAGTTCAGTCACTTGGAGATGCCTCGAATCAAGATATCTATTATTGGAGGCCAGGAATGGAAGATGTTAAAACCGCAAAGATGAAAATGAAAAATAGTAAGGTTGATGATTCTAATTTACATAACAGTGTTTTTACACTTAAGAAAACAAATACTTCGGATCGTGTTTATAAGGTTGAGTCATTAAGTTATGGAGAAGAAGGATTAATTGAAATAGCAGGAAGTCATGTACCATTAACAGCGGATGGTTCATTAGCTATTCTGAATTGGGACAATGATGATTTTAACTAATGGCTGAAGGTAAACTTTTTCCTGTAGATATTGCTCCTAGCAGTAGATCTTTTAAAGCAGGAGAATACCCCGAAACTGTTTTTGAAGCACAAAATGGTGCAAAAAGTTTTATTCGTTATGGAAAAAAATACGTTAATGCAACTATGACTTTAGGTTTCACAAATGTGTCTGAGGCAGATGCTGTAGAAATTCTTGACAACTATCATTATGTTACGGGTGAAGGCTTAAGTCATTCTGATTACGTCACCTTTAGCGAAAACAACGGGTTACAAGGAATTGAACAACTAACAGGATCATCTAGTTTAAAATATTACATGGAAGCTGGACGTGAACCAAATCCTACAGGTTTAACAGCGAGTCGATTTTGGCATATAAATAATAGACTTCGATGGAGATATTCTGCTCCTCCTAGCGTAACAAGTGTTCAGCCTGGGGTATGTAATGTCACTTGTTCTTTTGTCGCTTGTCTCGAAGGGAGTTAATATACATATAATGTGTATTTAAGTTGAAATGGCTCAGTTTTACTCAGGGCAAGATGGCATTTTAAAAGTAGCTGGTGAGACTGCTGGCAAGGTACGTTCTTGGTCTTTTACTGCTAATCAGGCTGTTCTTGAAACAACTTCTTTAGGCGACAAGAACAGAACATTAGAAGCTGGTGTAAGAAGTCTTACAGGTAGTTGTAGTCTTTATTATTACAACGACACTGCAAATGTTGCTAGTGATTTATTAGGAAAAGTAAGTAGTGCCAATATTGGAGAAGCAATGCCTGCAGTACAGATGGAATTGAATATGACAAGAGCAGGTACGACTAAGAAAATCGTACTTGATGCCTTTATTACGAGTTATTCATTAGGTAGTTCAATGGGAGAAATCAGTTCTGCTGACGTTAGTTTTGAAGCAACAGGAGCACCTACATCACTTGCTTTCTAAATGACTGTTTATTTTGGCTCGACTGGTTTCGTTGAATTAAAAAGAGATACTTCTGGTCCTTTTGAGACAAATCTAGATCCTGCTGATATTAATACAAGTAAAAAACGTTTTAGTGTTGATTTTGCGGCTGGTGCAATATTGACAGGAGATCAAATTTCAGTTGCGACAGTAGATGGGTCAACTTTAGAACTTGTTTCAGGGCATAACCATCCAGATGGTCGATGGTATGTCCACGTTGATGATATGGGTGGGATGAGATTATATAATTCTTTTGGACCTTCTTTAGCAGGAGAGACAGCACAAGCCTTATCTCTTGTGACACCTTCTTCTGCCAAACAAATAACAATAAGAACAGGTTCTTCAAGGTATAGAACCTTAGCTAAGGTAAAAGATTTTGAACTGACAACTTCACGAGACAATATTGATATAACTGTTTTAGGAGAGGAATTTAAAAAACAATACGAGAATGGACTAATTTCTGGTCAAGGTAATTTGAATTGTATTTGGCAGCATCGTGCTTTTCAGGGCGACACTATTAATGTTTTACAACCTGAGTTCCCAATCTATTTAGCACAATTACTGGTACGTATTAAGCAAGGAGCAGATTTTGAAGGCAAGTTTTTTATTTATCATGAACCTGCTGTTAGTCAAAACAGTGTTTGGTATGAAACAACTTGTATTGTTACTAATGTTGCGATTACTGTTCCAGCCTCAGGGCTAGTTGAAACAAGGATTGAATTTATATCAAATGGGGATATTCAGCTTCATAATGGTCAACCACCTTCATACCTACTTCAAGAAAATACAGATAGGATATTGCAAGAAGATGGAGAAGGTATTCTACTTGAGGATATAACCTCCTAAACTGTTTTTAAATGTGTTAATTATGCGAGGTAGCTGTGGCTGATCTACAAATTACGCAACTACCCAGTATTGCGTCTGGAAGTGTTGCGGCAACTGATCCATTAGCACTGGCTGATGTTAGTGCAAGTGAGACAAAAAAAGTTACTGTCAAAGATTTGATTGCCCGTGGCGTTGCAGTCATAGATGACGCAACTATTCCTGCGGCAAAGCTAGGAACATTGGCAGCCAATCAGGTTACAAGTAGTTCGATAACAGACGCGGCGGTTACTAATGCGAAACTAGCAAATTCAAGTATTAGCATCGGCGGTGTCAGTATTTCTCTCGGTGCGACAGATGCGAGCCCTGCATTTTTGTTAACTGATGCAACTGGATACACAACAGCAAACTTAAGTGGAACAATTACTAATGCTCAATTAGCAGGAAGCATTGAAGGAAGTAAATTATTAGATACAACAATTACTTATGCAAAGTTAAATCTTAGCAATGGTGATATAGGTGGTGCAAAAATTACATCTTCATCAATTACTGCGACGCAACTTGGAACTGATTCTGTTACAGCAACGCAGTTGGCAAATAATGCAGTAGACACAGCAGCGATTGCTAGTGGTGCTATTACGGCTGCAAAAATTACTGATAATACGATTACTGCAAGTCAGATAGCAGCAAATGCTGTTGGTTCGTCAGAATTAGCAGACGATGCTGTTGATACTGCTGCGGTAGCAGATACAGCTATAACAACGGCAAAGATTGTTGATTTAGGTATTACGACAGGAAAACTTGCTTCTGGTGCTGTCACTAATGTAAAGATCACTGATACAACAATTGCTTATGCAAAATTAAATCTTAGTGACGGTGACATCCCTGGGGCGAAGATTAATTCTAATTCAATTACTGCAACTCAAATTGCTGCAAACGCTATTACAGCAAGTGAATTAGCAGATAATGCTGTAGATACTGCTGCCCTTGCTAATGTTTCTGTCACTGGAGCGAAGATAGTAAATGACACAATCACAGCTACACAAATTGCTGCCAATGCAATTGGTTCGTCTGAACTAGCAGATAATGCTGTTGATGCTGCGGCAATAGCTAGTGATTCAGTTACAACAGCAAAAATATTAGATTTAAACGTAACAACTGACAAAATCAATAGTTTAGCTGTAACAGCAGCCAAGATTGCTGATAATACAATTACTGCAGCTCAGATTGCTGCTAATGCAATAGGGTCTAGTGAACTTGCTGATAATGCAGTTGATACGGCTGCCATAGCAGCCTCAGCAGTTACAGATGCAAAGATTGCTAGTGGTATTGCAGGAACAAAAATAACTGATGCAACAATTACAGCAGCAAAATTAAACACTTCAAACCTTGATCGTTCGTTAAATGTAGCGAGTGGGAATTTAGGAATTAATAATGCTGTCACAGGTGGAGCATCAGCACGAAATGGAATTACATATAACTTACAAGGCTTGATTACAGCAACGGCTGCTTTGGTTGCAAGTGATATTCCTGAAGCTACAGCTTCTGCTGTTGGTGGAGTATCCGTTCCAGCGGCAGGTGGTTTATCAGTTACAAATTTAGGTGCAATATCAATTAATAATAGTATTACTGCGGCAACACGATCTGGAATAAGTTTTAACGCTTTAGGTTTAATTACAGGTACAACTGCACTTGTAGCAACAGATTTGCCCGCAGCAACAACAAGTGCTATTGGGGCTATAAGTGTTCCAGCGGGAAGTGCTCCTTTAACTGTTTCTGGTGCGGGTGTTTTGTCTCTGGCCAATAGCGGTGTTACTAGCGGTACCTACGGAAAAGTTACAGTTTCAAGTCAAGGAATTGTTACTTCAGGAGATAATTTAGCGGCTGGTGATATTCCATCATTGCCTGCTTCCAAGGTCACAACAGGTACTTTTGGAACTGCATTTATTGCTAATGATTCCATCACGATGGATAAGCTTGGTAACAATGCAATTTCATATATTCAAGAAGCACAACCAGATATTACAAACCTGCCGACTGGTATCTATTGGTTACAAGAATCAACGGGGCAATTAAGAATCTTCAACGGTAACAGTTGGTTTTCTGTTGGTTTTGGACGATTAGCAGAAGAGAACCTCAGATTTTGCGGCACCTTTAATGCAACTAATGGTTTGATTGTTACCCTGACTTCCTTTGGAACGAGCGCAGGATTTAGTTCAGGAAATGCTATTCCTGCTGGAACTGCTTCATTAACTGGCTGTTATTTCGTATGTGTTGTAGCAGGTAATGGAACTGCTGTTGTTCCTTCAACTTCCTTTGACGCTGGTGATTGGGCCTTATGCATGGGGCTTAATGACTGGGATCGAGTTGATACATTAAGTGGCCCAGGTTCTGTTTCTGCCTTAGATGATTTGTCAGATGTAACGATTGCATCTCCTACTGCTGGACAGTTCTTTGAATATGCGGCTGATGGTCAATGGAAAAACGTTTCTGTAATTAGTGGCGGTACTTATTAGAGAAGAAGCTAAGATAAGACCATCCTGAATAGGATTACTCATCCTCAAGAGTATTGCTTGCATAAGCTTTGAATTATGGCTATCAAAATCAAACTAAAAAACAGTGTTACTCAAAACGCTGTACCAACTGGGACACATCTTCCAGAAGTTGGTGAACTAGCAGTAAACGCAAATATCAACAGCATTGGCGGCTATATGCGAGCCAGTGATAATAGCATTGTAAAAATATTTGGTCCAGGCTCAGTATCAACTCCAGCAGCATCAACAACAGTTTCTGGAATTGCAGAATTAGCAACTTCAGCAGAGACAACGACTGGTACAGACACTGCAAGAGTTACAACTCCTGCTGGCGTTAAAGCTGTTACTGACGCAGAACGAACCACATCAAATAGTACATATTTAGCAAAAGCTGGTGGAACGTTAACTGGAGTTTTACAAGCGACTGCTGGAAGCAATTCGGCTCCTGCTATTCATTTTGGTGATACAGATTCAGGAATTTATGGCGGTACAAATACAGTTTCTTTAACTGCTGGAGGTAATCAAGGATTAACGCTTAATAGTTCTGGCTATGTCAATGTCCCTACTAGATTAGGTGTAGGAGTCGCAAGTCCAGATGTAAGTTTTGAAGTAAATGGAGGAGCTGATTCTATAGCGAAAATTACAGGTACAACTACAGCAGCAAGATTAGATTTTAAGACCAACTCACATCATAGATTTATACAAGTTTTAGAGTCTGACGGCGGTTTGAGATTTTATGATCAAACCAGTGCGGGAGAAATGCTCAGAATAGATTCATCAGGTCGATTGCTTATTGGCACGTCTTCCAATCTTCATTCTCGAACTGAGAAGGTACAAATAGCGGGTACGGATGCGAAAACTGCCATCGTGTTAGCAAGGTATTCAAATAATAATCTTGCTAGTTATTTACATTTTTCAAAATCAAGAAATGCCACAGTTGGAAATAATACGATTGTTCAGGATAATGATCTTTTAGGAAGAATATATTTTCAAGGAAATGATGGAAGTGGGAATCAATCTTCTGCGTTTATTGAATCTTATATAGATGGAACTCCTGCGGCAACAAGGATGCCAGGCAGTTTGGTATTTAAAACCTCTCAAGATGTGAATGGTGGAGTTACACCTCAAACTGTTTTAACCCTTAATAGTTCGCAGAACGCCTTATTTGCAGGTGATATAAAGATTGAAAGTACTATGCCTCGGATATGGCTAACAGATACAAATAGCGATTCTGATTTTTCACTTTATAACGGAAATGGTACTTTTACAATTAAAGATGAAACCACTACCGCACTTCCAATAAGGATATATAGCGGGACTGGTTCAGCCGCCGGAGCTATTCAAATAGATGGAAACTTAGACGCAACTGCTGGTCTTGATGTAACAGGTGATTCCACTTTTACAGGGAATGTATCTTTTTCAGGAGATATAAACGGTACAACAGCAACTTTTGATACAGGTACAGCGGGTACGTTTAGAATCAAAGGAACATCTACAGGAACAAACGTAAATACTGGTGACGCAGGAACATATTTACAACTTCGAAACTTAAGCACTGACGCTAATACATTTACCGTTCTTCAAGGTGCTGATGGAAGTGGTCAAGGTACAAGCCAAATAGCTTTTGTAAACCTTGTTGATGGTACAAATCAAGGTCAAATGGTCTTTAGCACAAGACCAGCCAATGGATCAATGACAAGTGCTTTGACCATAAATAGTACACAAAATGCCTCTTTTGCAGGGAATGTAACTGCAGCTAATACTTTATCTATTATTAATACCAGTAATTCAGGGGATGCTTTTTTAAATATAAAAGGAGGAGAGAGTGGTGCGTCGGTAATAGAACTTCAAGCTGATGAAGCTGATGATAATAATGATCTTTGGCGTATTCAAAATGCAGGAGACTCTCATCTAGGATTTAGAAGTAAAGAAAGTGGAAGTTGGGTAGAAAAATTAGGTATAGCCGCTAATGGTAACGCCACTTTTGCAGGGGTATTGCGAGGTGGTTCAGACGCTCAGAATAATACGCTTTTAGGTGGACAAGCAGGAGATAGTTTTACAGGCACAGATGCAAATAACAATACTTTAGTTGGTTATCAAGCAGGTACAGCAATAACGACTGCTGATTCAAACGTTGCCTTTGGAGCATATTCTTTTCTATCTAATACAACTGGAGGAGATAACTCAGCACTTGGTTATCGTTCTCTTGATGCAAATATAACTGGAGCTAATAATGTTGCTGTTGGATCTAATTCGTTAGGTGGAAATACAACAGGGGAAGGTAATGTTGCTGTTGGTCAGACTTCTTTATATACCAACTCTACAGGTAGTAATAATACCGCTTTAGGTTATCAAGCCCTTCATTCTAGTACGACAGCATCATCCAACATTGCTATTGGTAAAGATGCACTATTCTCAACTACAACTGGCAACCAAAATGTTGTTATAGGTTTTGCTTCAGCAAAGACATGTACCACAGCAGATAATCTTGTTGCAATTGGATGGAAAGCTTTAGAAGCAAATACCACAGGAGATAACAACACTGGTGTTGGTGCTGTTTCTATGTACTCAAACACAACTGGAGTAGCTAATACTGCGGTAGGTAGAGGATCACTACAAACAAATACAACGGCAGATAATAACACTGCCCTTGGCTATGTAGCATTAAATTTAAACACAACTGGAGCTTCAAATACTGCTGTTGGTAAACAGGCGTTGCAATCGAACACAACAGGATCGTATAACATAGCCGTAGGTGGTTCTAGTCTGGATGCAAATACTACAGGAACAGAAAACACTACAGTAGGTTTTGGATCGTTAAGTGAGAGTACAACTGCAAGCTATAACACTGCTGTTGGTTCTAATGCTTTAAATGGAGCTACGACAGGCGGGTTAAATACTTCTGTTGGTTATCAAAGTTTAAAAGCTACCACTACTGCGGGTGAGAATACTGCAGTAGGAGCAAGAACATTAGAGGCCAATACAACGGGAGAGAAGAATACTGCCATTGGCTATGCAGCTTTATTTACTAATTCAACTGGAATTAATAATGTAGCTTTAGGTAGAACTGCCTTATATTCCAATACAACTGCTACTGATAATATTGGCATAGGTAAAGATGCTTTATATGCAGCCACGACATCAGCACAAAATGTAGCTATTGGATCAAATTGTCTATCAAATACGAGTACTGGTTGGGGGAATGTTGGAATAGGTTATTGGTCATTAAAAGTTAGTACAGCAAATCTTAATACTGCTGTTGGTTATAAAACATTAGAGGCAAATACAACAGGTGACTCTAATGTAGCTGTTGGTGCTTACGCATTAGATGCAAATACAACTGGAGGTGTCAACACTGCCGTTGGCATGTATGCCTTAACTGCTAATACAACTGCAGCAGAAAATACTGGTATTGGTTATGAATCTTTAAGTCTAAATACTACTGGAACTCAAAACGTAGCTACAGGTGCTTATGCGTTAGAAAATAATACAACTGGTTCGTATAACTCTGCTTTTGGTTATAAAGCTTTAGAAGCAAACACAACTGCAAATGGTAACGTTGCTTTTGGTTATCAAGCTTTAATAAGAAACACAACTGGATCAGGTAATACAGCTATAGGTAGATTGAGTTTACAATTTAACCTAACAGGAAATAACAATACAGGAGTTGGCTATAACGCACTTGAAGCAACTACTGGAGATTACAATACAGGATTAGGGTCTGGTGCGTTAACTGCAAACACAACAGGTCATAGCAATACGGCTATTGGTTATACATCGCAGCTTGATGGCACTACAGGTGTTTACAACAGTTCACTAGGTTATCAAGCACTAAGGAATGTCACCACAGGTAGTAGAAACGTTGCTATTGGTAATAACGCATTAGATAAAGTAACAACAGGTAATTACAACGTAGCTGTTGGTAGAAACGCTTTGTTAGAGCAGACAACTGCAGAATATAATACGGCTGTAGGTAATGTGGCGTTAACTGCAAACACAACAGGAGGAAGTCTTGTTGCTTTAGGTTCGTTTGCTTTAGATGCAAATACCACAGGTAGTGGTAACACTGGTATTGGATATTCTGCTTTATCTAGCAGCACTACTGTTTCCAATCTTACTGCTGTAGGTCATAGTGCGTTATATGCCAATACAACTGGCGGTGAAAACACAGCTGTTGGATATATTGCTTTACTGGACAATACTACGGGTGCTGAAAATACGGGTGTTGGTCAGTTCGTTCTAGAAAATAACACTACAGGCAATTCTAATACTGCTATTGGAAGAAATTCATTAGTAGCTAATACTACTGCATCAAATTCTACTGCTGTTGGAGCTGCTGCCTTAGAAGCTAATACAACTGGTGGGCAAACTGCTGTAGGTCGCAGTGCATTGAGGGCTAACACAACTGGAGCGAATGGAGTTGCTGTTGGAGCTTATGCACTGACTGCTAATACCTCTGGTGATTACAACACAGCAGTTGGATATTCAGCGTTAGAACTTAATACAACAGGAGAAAATCTAACGGCTGTAGGATTTAAAGCTTTAGAAGCAAACACAACTGGAGATCGTAATGTTGCTTTTGGTTCGCAAACTTTAGACGCTAATACGACTGGTCAATACAACACTGCTTTAGGATTCAACTCTTTAACTTCAA